TTCTTTCGTATCTCCGACGAAACCAAACCAGTTCAGTCCGGGTCTTCCCTGATCTCAAGCGATACGTCTGTAAACGGGGAAGAGTTTCCGAGGTTGGAAACGCCGAGTGTGGGTAGAGAATCTTTTGGCTTTTTAATTGCTGAGTGGTCGAGGGTGCATCTGGGGCGCGTGTTGTTTCCGTGGCAGGTTCGTGCTTTGACGGGGGCGTTTACGCATGATGAGCAGCTGCGGTTTACGCATTCCAAAGCTTTGGTCAGTGCTGCACGTCAAAACGGTAAGACGACTATGAACGCGGCGATTGTTGGCTGGGCTTTGTCGGAGTTGCCCCGCATTTGGGGTCGGCCTGTCCGCATTATGTCTTCGGCGCATGAGTTGGGTTTGGCGACTGAAGTGTTTGAAGAGTTGCGCGAAACGTTTGAGTTGTGGGAGGAATCTGATCTGTGCAAGGTGACGTGGGCTTATGGCCGCCACCAGGTAAAAATGGCGGACGGTTCTGTTTACGCGGTTAAGTCGGCGACCGGTAAGAAGCACGGTGGCACGTGGGACATCATGTTGTTGGACGAGGTGTGGGCTATGACTGAGGCCGCTATTTTTGGCGCTTTGCTTCCGTCTCAGATTGCGGTGCCCAGCCCGCTTTGTTGGATGACCTCCACCGCTGGCGACGAGTCAAGTCGAGCAATGTTGAAACTTCGCGAGCAGGCGCTAGGCCTGATTGATACAAATACTGCGGGGGACTTGTATTTTGCTGAGTGGTCATTGCCGTCTGGCGTAGACCCGCTAGATCCACAGTATTGGGGCTACCCCAACCCCAGCCTCGGACGCACCATCACCATTAAAGGTTTACAGTCCGCATCTGCAGCACCCGACCGCAACCAATTCCTTCGAGCGCACTGCAACCTATGGGTGGCGGCTGCGTCATCTTGGCTACCGGTCGGCGTGTGGAACAACCGTGTCGCCAACGACCTAGTCCACGACGGCGGGCCATCGGTGTTGGCTGTGGATTCCGCTGTGGACGATTCAAAATATGTGGGTGTGTGGGCGCGTAAAAATAGTGGCGGCACAATTGTTGCCGGCATTAAATTCACGGCCGAATCCATTAGTGAAATGTGGGAACACATTGAACGGGCCATGGACGCCGACCCGAAATTGACCTTGGCTATTACGCCATCGCTGGCTGTGCATACGCCAGAGAAATACATTCGCCGTAAACAGGATTGGGGTTATGGTGAACTGTTGAAATGGACGTCCATTGCTAGATCGTTAATTGCTGAAAACAAGATTCAGCATGACGGCGGCGAGATGCTGGCCGAGCATGTGAACCGAGCTGTGCTGGTCAAATCAGCTGCGTCGATTGTTGTGTCGAGTCAGCGGTCACCGGGGCCGATTGAGGCTTGCCGTTGTTTGATTGCCGCCACGGTCATGGTGTCTCGCCCAGCCAATTCAAACAGGGTGGCGTTCGGAGTTTCTGCGTAAGGTACTTGCAAATGCAATTAGTTTGTGACAGACTCCAAGCACATGGGTATTTTCTCACGCAAAGTTGAAACGGCGCATTTCGCATCTGCGCCTGTTAAGGCTGCCGCTGGTGCAGCCAATGTTGGCAACTTCATTGTTTACCAAACAGGCACCGATGAAATTAAAGCCTTGTCCGTGCCGACCGTGTCCCGTTCCCGCGACTTAATTGCTGGCCTTATCGGCTCGCTCGAATTAAAGCACTACTCAAAACAATGGATGGGCGAAAACTACGAAGAAGTTTACCTTCCGCTCGAGCCTTGGATGGAACGCCCAGATCCAAAAGTCTCCCGCTCGTTCTTCTTTGTAAACATTTTCTCCGACTTGTTCTTTTACGGTGTCGCCTACGCCTACATCACCCGCCGCTACGCACCAGCTGGTGGCGGCACACAAGGATTCCCCGCAGCGTTTACATGGCTACCCGCATCAAACATGTCCAGCGTCAAACAAACCGGCTACCCACAGTTCTACGGGCCATCAGATGAACTTGAGTTCAACGGGCAACCGCTAGACGTAAACAACGTGGTGCAGTTCATCAGCCCTATCGAAGGCATCCTGAAAATTGGCGCTCGCGCTATTAACACCAGCATTTACCTAGATCAGGCTGCAGACCGTTACGCCCAGCTGGAAACCACACCGGGTTATTTGCAGCAGGTAGACGGCGAAGATTTGTCGGGCGAGGACTTAGGTTCGTTGGCGTCGGCGTGGGCGCAGGCTCGTAAAGCGAACGCTATTGGTGCTTTATCTCGCCAAGTCGAGTTTCGTGAGTACAAGACCAACCCGCAAGAGGTCATTGGCGACCAGCGCAAGTATCAGGCGCTAGAAATGGCTCGCCTGTGCAACATCCCCGCCTATTTGGTGTCGGCTCCGACCGAGGGCGCATCAATGACGTATCAGAACGCCCAGCAGGCCCGACAAGACCTGTACCTATTTGGCGCTCGCATCTATCTGGACTGCATCGAGCAGACCTTGTCGGCAGACAACATCCTGCCAAGGGGACGCTACGTCGAGTTCAACATGGAAGATTACGCCGGGGAAGTCGCCGAGGACTCCCGCCGTTCAAACGAAATGGAAGAAGCATGATCCAATTTAAGGCCGTGCCTGTCACCCTTGACGCCGCTGCAGGTGAGGACTCACCCCGCACCATCACGGGCGTTGCTGTTCCTTGGGACACGCCTGCAACGGTGTCAAGTGGCGAATCTGTCATGTTTCGCCGTGGCGCATTTGACGTAAACGCTAAGCCAGCGAAACTCATTGAAGGACACGATATGAGCAAAATGCTGGGCGTCGTTAGCGAATTAGTCGAAGCAGAAGATGGGCTGTTGTTTACAGCCAAGTTTGCTAAGACCCGCGCTGCCGACGAAATCATTGAACTTGTTAAGGCTGGCGCATACGACGCCGTATCAGTCGGTGCAGTACCGGTCAAGTTTAAGTACGACAAAAACGGCACGATGGTTGTCTCTAAGGCCAATCTCGTCGAGCTGTCAGTTGTCCCCTACGGAGCTTTTGAAGCCTCCGTGATCACAGAAATCGCCGCCTCACAACCTGAAGAGGATGAGGCAGACGAAACCCAACCCAATGACATTCCTGAGGAGGAAACCATGTCACAAGAAACCCCAGCGGTTGAGGCTTCGGCTGAAATCGTTCCAACAGCACCAATCGTGTTTGCACAAGCAAAAAAGCACGTTGAATTGCCAACAGCAGTTGAATACATCGCCGCAGCAATTGCAGGCGGTTCCGCATGGCACGAAATGAGCCAAGCACTTCGCGCAGGCGCACCAGACATTGTCACAACCGACACACCCGGCATCTTGCCAACCCCAATCGTGTCCCCTGTTTACAACAACTTCATCGGCCGTCGCCCAGTCGTTGATGCAGTTGGCGTACGCGCAATGCCCGCAGGTGGCAAGGTGTTCATCCGTCCAGAAGTGACCACACACGTCACCATCGGCGCATCCATCGGTGAGCAGTCACCAAGCCAAGGCACAATGGTCGTTTTCAACAACCAAGTAACCAAGCAAATCTTCGGTGGTTATGTAAACATTTCTGAAGCCGACATCGATTGGTCAGATCCAGCAGTTTTGTCCGTCGTTCTTGACGACATGGGCCGCATCTACGCAAACGCCACCGACAACTACGCAGCAGACACACTCGCAACCGGCGCAACCGTCACACAGAACTTCGCAACCGCAGACGTTGCAAAGCCTGAAGTATGGTCAGCAGAAGTAGCACAAGCCGCAGCGACAATCTTGTCGTCCAGCAACGGCAACCTGCCAACACACTTGTTCCTCGCACCAGGAATCTGGCAGGATCTTCTCGCCCTTTCAGACGACGCAAACCGTCCGCTATTCCCACAGGTTGGCCCAATGAACGCATTTGGCAACCTTGCACCGGGACAAGCAAACGGCAACGCATTTGGCCTGCAGGTAGTTGTAGATCGCAACTTCGCAAGCGGAACCGCCATCGTCGGTGACGCATCTGGCTACGAACTGTACGAACAGCAGAAGGGTGCAATCAGCATCGATTCACCATCAACGCTGTCGCGCACAATCGCTTTCCGCGGTTACTTCGCAGCCTTGATGATTGACTCAACCAAGTTCGTCAAGTTCAACTTCACCGTCTAATCGGTTACTAGGTAGGGGAAGGGTCTGCAATGGCTGTCGCAACAATCACGTTCGTACAACGCACGGATAACTACGCCGCCATTCAGACCCTGACCGACCTTGAGGTTCAAACAGGCGACACCGTCACCATTTCAGGCGTCGCAACCACAGGATTCAACGCCACCGCAGTAGTCATCTCCACAGAGCCGTACTACTTCGAAGGCACCACGCAAGAGGGCGAATTGTTGTTTGACTACGACATTCCCCGCCCAAACCAAATTGTTTACGCGAACACCGGCACAGACGTGGCCTACGGGGCGGCATCTGGCACTTTGACCTACACACAATCTGTGTCGTGGATCATCGCTTCAGATGTGTTGTCGTGGCTCGGTATTGACGTGGCAACCGCCAACGACACCGCATTCGTGACAGTTTGTGTAAGCGCCAGCAACGCTTGGTGCTATCGCAAACGCCGTGAGGCTGGCTACATCGACTCAATGACTACGGTGCCTAGCGCCGATGTCAAACTAGGGACAATTATGTATGCCGCCACGCTTTATCGTGAGCGTGGTTCGGTGGATTCGTTTGCTTCGTTTGACGCTATGGGTTCGTTCCCTGTGCCGTCTACGTTGGGTCGTATTATGCAGCTGCTTGGTTGTGGTAGGGCGCAGGTTGCGTAATGCCAGCATCGGGCATTCTTGTTGATTCTGTAAACGCTGTGAAAACGGCGCTGACGGGTCTTGGCTTGAAACCTGTTACTGATCCGCGTAATGCCCGCCCTATGTCGGTGTTTATCGAGTTGCCTACGGTGTCGGCGTTTACATACAACGTGGGCGACATCACCCTTCGCCTTCGCATTTTGGCACCACCCCCCGGTAACCAAGATGCGGGGGATTACCTCATGACTATCGCTGATCAAATAATGAACTCGGCGATTGCCGTTACTGATTTGGCACCCGGTGTGGTGTCGGTCGGTGGGCAAGACCTCCCAACTTACG